TTTTCTGTCGTAAAAGCAAGTGTTGTACCGTCTTCCTTTGCTGCTTCTGATAAGATTCTATACAGATAGACAAGTTTCTTACCCTGTACTGCCTCATTTGCGAAAAGCTGTAAATCTAACCTTTTCATCTATGTACCTCCTAATTAAACTTAAATTCGAGTTCTAATACTCCATGAATGAGGGGCTGTTTTGTTGTTGTGTCCGCTAAAATCCTCTGATCCATATTTTGAAGATTCCAGCCGAAGTTTTTTGTTGATTGTAACTTATAGCAGATATTCTTGATTCCTAATAGGATGCCCGATACTGTCCCTCGCTGTCTTGGACTATTGTGCCAGACATGGATTGTCTGAAAGACATTTCCGAATGCTGTCGTTTTGTTTTTATCGTCCGTCTGATGCGAATCTGCAAGATAGATAAACGGATACGGTGTTCCTTCTGGCGGAAGGAATGAGTCATAAATCCCGATATCTGGATACTTTTCTTTTAATGCTACCAGCAAATAGGAAAACAATTCCTGCTGTGGGTCCATGCTTCTCACCTCATTTCACAAGTTTATCCATGTCTTTTTTAAAGAGTTCTTTTTGCTCTTCCCAGCTTGGTCTTACAAATGGTTCTGCCTGCATGAATCTGGTTCCATATTCTACATAGGGGGAGTAATCTGTTGTCGGCCCTACCGCTGCTGTCATCCCGTCATCCCGTATCTCTGTATTGATGCTGTTGGCCGTATCACCAGTCGTATACCCTTTTGTAAATGCTGTCGTTGTCTTCCGCTTCATCTTTTTATTCAGTTCATCCCCATTGACCTGAACCACTCTTCTAACATCACTTAAATTACAGTTTGCTTT